GTAAAAACATTCAAGACAAAACGGAGAAATTAAAATGGCAACAGCAGAGGTTTTAAGATATAATATAGTTGTTGATGGTTCACAAGCAACTGATGGTTTTAAACAATTAAAAACTACTGGAGTAGGTGCAACCTCTGCTGTCAGTGCCGGTTTTGGAGCTATGCTGCCCAAAATAAATCCAGTTGTTGCTGGTATTGCAGCTGCCGCAGCTGCCGCAGTAGCTATTGGTAAAGGTGTAGCTACTTCTATAAAAGAATTTAGTAAGTTTGAAGCACAGATTGCAAATGTTTATACACTTCTAGACGGTCCTCCAAGTCAGATTAAAAAATTACAAGAACAGGTAATGAAACTTCCAAATGAATTAGGAAAAGCTTCTGAAATGGCAGACGCATTATATGATGCTGTTTCTGCTGGAGTTCCTGATAATGCTGCTGTTAATTTTATTAGAGATTCAGCAATCGCTGCTAAAGCAGGTTTATCAGATGTAAAAACTGCTGTAGGTGCAAGTACATCAGTATTAAATTCATTTGGTTTAGCATCTGAAAATGTTGGTCAAATATATGATGAAATGTTCGTTGCTGTAAAAGCAGGTAAAACAACATTTGGTGAATTAGCATCTTCTATTGGTAAAGTAGCTCCTATCGCTAAAGTTGCTGGCCTTACAACCAAAGAAATGTTTGCATCAATTTCAGCATTAACCAAAGGTGGTTTAGCAACATCAGAAGCTGTAACTTCAATGAAACAAGTTATGGTTAATATTCTTAAACCAACAAAACAAGCGGCTGAAGAAGCTGAGAGATTAGGTTTGGCATTTGATGCTAAGGCATTAAAAGATAATGGTTTTCTTAATATGTTAAAAAAGATTCAAGCTGCTGCTGGCGATGATGCCGCTGCTCTTACTAAATTGTTTGGAAGTGCTGAGGCGTTTGCTTCAGTAGCGCAACTTGTAAGCGATAAGGGCGGAAAAGATTTTGAAGAGATACTAAATAATATGGGTAGTTCAAGCGGTGAAGCAGCCAAAGCATTTGGAAAACAAGCAGATACAATCGCATTTAAATGGGAAACATTACAAAATACAATTAACAAAATGGCTGTTACATTCGGTGAGAAGTTACAACCAGCAATTAAACCTGTATTAGATCTTCTAATACGAATGGCAGAGACGGGAATAAAAGTAGTTGCTTGGATTGGTGATTTTATAAAAGGTGTCATGGATGCGTATAATTGGCTATCTCAATGGGGAGTAAGTATAGGAACTCTTGAACTTAATTTAACAGATTTGTTAGTACCTGGACAAGCAATGATTAAGGTATTTTTGTCTATTATGGATGCTGTAATAGGAGTTCATAAATGGATTAAAGACCTAGCTTCATTATTAGCAGAATCTGATCTTGGAAAATCAATGGCTAATTTTGGAAAGAATTTATATAAAATATTTGCTTCTGTTGGAACAGCTATTACTGATTCTATGACCAGAGCTTTTAATTTTATAAAAATTGGTTTTCTAAAAATAATTAAATTTATGATGGAAGCTATAAAAAGTGTACCCGGTTTTGGAGATATTGATACTGGAAATATTGAAGCTTCTATTCGTGCAGCACAAAACTGGAAATCTGAGACAGAAAAACAAGCAGAAGCACAAGAAATTGCCAATAGAAGAATAGATGCCTACAATAAAGCCATGAAAGAATATAAAGACAGAATTGCTGCAATTCAACAGGGAAAGGATGCAGGATTAGTTACTGGATTTGCAGCGGAAGAAATGCAACAAAAAGCATTTCAAACTTTAAATAGAACCTTAAAAAACAACACTATATTTTTAAGTGTGTTACCAAAAGTAGATGAAAATTTTGAAACAAACCTACAAAATCAAGTTAAAGATTTTCTATTGAAATATAATAAGGAATATGAGATTGTAATAGATTTCAAAGGTTCAGGTTCATCCACATTACCTCTATCAGAAAAGATTAAAGAGATGGCAGGCAAATTATTAGGATTCGGTAAAGAAGTTGATTCAGCTAATCCAGAATTGAGAATTGATTTCAAAAATGCTACAGGACAATCATTATCAACAGCCCTTGATGCAACAGAACGTGGTTTCAATAATATGTTTGATAATGTTATTAATGGGACAATGTCTGTAAGTGATAGTTTCCAACAAATGGCATCTGATATTCTTTCATCTGTTGGTAAGATGTTGGCCAGTCAAGCAATTAAAAGTTTAGTTGGTTCATTTGGAAATACAGGAACTGGAGAAGCAGCCAGTGGTCTTGGAAAAGTATTGGGTAGTTTATTCGGTGGAGGATTAGCTACAGGCGGTACTGCTTTAGGTGGTAGAACACATATAGTTGGAGAAAACGGACCAGAGTTATTTACACCAGGACAAACTGGTAGAGTTACTCCTAATAATAAATTAGGTGGTATGGGTGGTGGATTAAATTTAACTAATAACATAACTATCAATAGATCAGGTGGTGCTCAAGATGATCGAGATGATAAAAAATTAGGAAATGAATTAAGTAGAATGATTGCCGATAAGGTTAAGGAAGTAATGGCTACAGAAAAAAGACCAGGCGGAATGTTAAATACAGCACAAACGGTGGGAAGATAATATGCAAACTTTACCAATACAACCAGATAGAAGTACATCAAAAGCTACAAAAGCACGTGTGCTTACGGCTGAGTTTGGCGATGGCTATACGCAACGGGCAGGAGATGGAATCCACGTCTTAAGAGATGAAATATCATTATCCTGGCCAGCATTAGATACAACATCAGCCAATACATTAATATCATTCTTTGAACAACACGAAGGGTATCAAGCGTTTCTTTGGACTCCATTCAGAGAATCAACACCCAAGAAATATACGTGCGAAGAATGGTCTGAATCATATCCAGGTAATAACCTTACAACTGTAAGCGCAACATTCAAACAACAATTTGATGAGGGAGCAATTTAATGTCATTCCAGGAAGATATTGCACAAGATACCCAACATTCTGCTGTTGGTAATGTAGTGAATTTATATGAACTTGATTTAACTGATATCGGTTCAGATCAAGTTTTACATTTCACTGAATATGTTAATGACGACTATACGGCTATCTATTTTAATGGCACTGAATATACTCCAATTCAAATGGAATCTGAAGGATGGGAAGTTACGGGTCAAGAAACATTACCAAGACCAAAAGTAAGATTTTCAAATGTATTATTAACCTTCGCTTCATATGTATATACATTCGATGATTTAATCGGTGCTAAATTAACTAGAAGAAGAACATTTGAAAAATATCTTGATGGTAATAGTGATCCTAATCCTGTTGCTCAATTCTCTCCAGATATTTATCGTATTCGTCAAAAGACAATGCATAATAAATCATATATTGAATTTGAATTATCTCCATTTATGGATTTTGAAAAGACACAAATACCTAGAAGACAAATCATTCGAGATTTCTGCCGTTGGAAATATAGGATTATAAATCCTTCTACTTCAGATTTTACATATGTAAAAGCAACCTGTCCGTATGAAGGACAATATTCATATACAAGATTGGGTCAATATACTACAGATAAAACTGAAGACTTCTGTGGTAAAATGTTAACTGATTGTGAAATGAGATTTGCTGGCAATAGAGCTGCTTTTTTAGAAGCACCTAATACAGTTTCTATTCAAACAACAGCACCAGTAGCACCAATTAAAGGAGATATGTGGTTAAATACAGCTACATATCCAAATGTTTGGTATACTTGGGTTGTACCTGAAACAGCAGGTCCTTATTGGGGTGAAACAAAACCTCAACCATTACCATTTTCAGGGTTTCCATCAGTTGCTCGTTTTAGATTCTAAGAAAGGATAAGATTATGGAAGGAATTCTTGTACCGATTTCAGGAGGCATTGAGTCTACATATTGTTTACAAAAAGCATTAGAAACAGAATTACCAGTTTGTGTTCACCACATAAACTTAATAGACTATCATATGAGGTATGTAGAAGAAAAGCATTCTTGTTATTTCATAATGAATTACTTTAAGGAAAAAGGATATAATTTCAATTATACAGAATCAACAGTAGATTTTTCAATGTCTCCTGATTCGGTTCCATTCGATGAAGATGTTGTAATATTTATGCTTGCTAAAATAGCTGAAGGAATTCCTTATGATGTTTTAACTGTTTATGATGGATCAAATAAAGATGATCTGGAAAAGGAGTCAGTTAAAAAGAGATGGGAATTAAGAGGCGATGTCTATGAATTTTTTCATAACTGTCATTATAATGTTGGTGAAAGAGTTCAGCATGTAAATATTGAAATGCCTTGTAAAGATTTAACAAAGAAGGAGATCTGGTTTTTATTAGATGAGGAATTAAGAAATATGACTTGGAGTTGTCGTTCTCCTTTTCTTCGTGAACCTTGTGGTAAATGTGAACCTTGTATCGAAAGGAGTCAATTCAATGATGAAACACCCATTTCCGGATAAGCTTATAAATGAAGCTATAATTTATTGTAAGACTAAATATCCAGAAGAAGCGTGTGGTTTTATCTTAGAAAATGAATTTATTCCAGTTGAAAACATTGCTGAAGATAAAGAAAAAACCTTTATGGTTAATCCTAAAACATACAGAGAATACGATGAAGTCATACAAGCAATTGTACATTCTCATGCAAATTACCCACACGTTTCAAAATTAGATATGATTCAACAAATAGAATCTGGAGTTCCTTGGGGATTGATTGCTTTGAAAAATGGAGCAGTTGATAAGGTTGTATTTTGGGGTGATCAACTTGAACCTTATCCTTTAATCTCAAGAGAATTCGTTCATGGTGTTCATGATTGCTATGGATTAATGAGAGATTGGCACAGATTAAATGGAAAAATAATTCCCGATTATCCAAGAGAAAACTTATGGTGGGAAACACAACCTTCAATGTTAGAGGATCTTTGTAATGATGCAGGATTCTATCATATTGATGGTCCTAATTTAGAAGTAGGTGATATTATATTTATGAAAGTACTTGCTGGAGTTACAAATCATTCAGCTGTGTATATTGGAGATGGTTTAATGATTCATCATCTCTATGGTAGATTATCAAGACGTGAACCTGTAGTAAGATGGAGAAGATACATTACAGGTTATCTAAGATTCTTTGGAGATAAAAAATGCTAAGAAAGATTGTACTTTACGGTTCATTGGCAAAAAAATACGGTAAGGAATTTAAGTTTGATGTTAAATCCGTTGGTGAAGCATTAAAAGCATTAGATGCCAATTTTCCGGGATTCTTACGATCAATTGAAAGAAAAGGTGAATACCATGTAACGGTTGGTGATGATTTATATAATGGTGATTCATTAGATCATAATACTGTAGCTATGCAATTTGCTAAAGGCGATATTCATATTTCTCCATTAATTCAAGGTGCTAAGAAAGGTGGAGTATTAAATGTTATTCTTGGCGCTGTATTGATTATTATTGGTGTTGTTATGAGTGTCTATACGAGTGGTGCTGGAACTCCACTTATTAAACTTGGAGCAGGTATGATGTTATCGGGTGTTGCTATGATGCTTGTCCCAACACCAAATACGGGTGGATATGATGATAGAGAAAGACCAGATGGTAAGAAATCTTTTATGTTTGACGGGCCAATCAATACTACCGAGCAAGGGGGTCCGATTCCCGTTGTATATGGTCGTGTCCTTATGGGGTCAACAGTGATAAGCGCTGCCATGGATGTAGAAGATGTATAAGAGGAAATATAAATGACAGATAAATATGATAAAGTTATAAAAGGTTCAAAAGGTGGGGATGAACCAGATCCTCCATACGAAGCTCCCAATACATTACAATCAAGAGCTATTGCTAGATTTGTCGATTTGATCTGTGAAGGTGAAATTGAAGGTTTGGTTAATGGTGAGCAAAGCGTTTTCTTTGATAATATTCCTATCCGAAATCCTGAAAATGTTTATAACTATGATGGAGTTCAAATTGAATTTAAACCTGGTTCTCCTGACAGTATTCCTCTTAATGATTTTCCAACGTCAGAATCAGAGTTTCAGGTTGATGCTCAAATAACACAAGAAGTAGGACCAGTATCTAAGATAATTCAGAATCCAGATGTTGATCGAGTAAGATTAAGATTTACAATTCCTTCATTGTTTAAAGTTGTACAAAAGACTGGTGATACTCTTTATACAGATGTAAGATGGAGAATTGATATTAAACCAGCAGGTGGTAATTTTGTAGTTGCTAAAAATATGCGTAAATATGGTAAGTGTATTTCCTCATATGAAACAGATGTTATACTTACAGATTTAACAAGAAAATATGGACCTGGTCCTTGGACAATTCGTGTGGTTCGTATAACTGCTGATTCAGAATCAAACAATCTTCAAAACAATTTATATTGGTCATCTTATACTGAGATCATTAATCGTGTAATGATTTATCCTCATAGTGCTGTTATCGGTACGACATTAAACTCACAACAATTCGGATCAAGAATCCCATCAAGATCATTTGAGGTTCGTGGTCTTCGAATTCAAATCCCTTCAAATTATAATCCAGTAAGAAGAATATACAGTGGTATTTGGGATGGAACATTTCAAATAGCATATTCAAATAACCCAGCATGGGTGTGGTATGATATTGTAAATAACAGTCGTTATGGTTTAGGACTTGATGCTGAATACATTGACAAATGGACATTATATACCATTGCTCAATATTGTGATCAATTAGTTCCTGATGGATTTGGTGATTATGAACCAAGATTCACATTCAATGGAGTGTTGCAATCAAGAACAGATGCTATTCACGCATTAACAATGATATCATCAGCATTCAGATCAATGCCTTATTGGGCAGGTGGAATGGCATCAGTATCACAAGATGCTCCTAAAGATCCTGTAAAATTAGTTACATCTGCTAATGTTATCAATGGTGTTTTCTCATACACAGGTTCATCATTAGAAGATAGATATAATGTTGTAAATGTTTCTTGGAATGATCCGGATAACTTTTATAAACTTCAAGTTGAAACAGTTGACGATCAAGAAGGTATTGAGAGATATGGTTATAAAGAAACTGATGTTACTGCTGTGGGATGTACTTCAAGAGGACAGGCATATCGTTTCGGTCGATGGTTCTTATATACATCATTAAATGAATTAGAAACTCTTACATATCGAGCATCGTGGGATCAAGCTGATCTATTACCTGGTGATATTATTCTTGTTTTAGATAATCATTATGCCAATGCAAGACACGGTGGAAGAATTCACGCAATAGGCACAAATACAATTACTTTAGATTCTCCTGTAACATTAGAAATAGGTGAAACATATAGTATATTTGCAATTCAAAAAGATGGTACTCCAGTAGAAAATGTAGTAACCACAACTTCTGATGGATTAGAGCATACAGTATTAACGTGTGATGATAATTGGGAAACTGGCAATGAACCAATGGCTAATGGGATTTGGATTCTAAAAGCATCAAATCTCGAACCAAGAAAATTCAGAGTAATGACAAATTCAGAAATAGAAAAGCATATTTATGAAATCACTTGTGTTGAATATGATTCCAATAAATTTGCTGAAGTTGAAGATGGAAAAGTATTTGCTCCTGCACCTTTAACAAAAGTTCCACCAGCTAATACACAAATAGTTGCTCCTACGAATATTCAATATAAAGTTTATTCATATGAAGACACAGGATCTGTTTCAGAAAGAGCAGATAGAAAATTTGGTCTATTATTATCTTGGACACATACAAGAGATACTAGATTTCAAAACTATGATGTTCAATGGAGAAATGTTGATGATGCTTGGGGTAAAAGTAAATACTACCAAACAACTGAAAACTTCTATGATATTAAACCTATCGTATCTGGTGTATATGATTTCCGTATAAGAGCAACAGGTCTTGGAAGAGAATCTGATTTCTTATCAGTTGAATCAGTACCAATCGCTGCTGATGCTGATGCTCCACCTGACATTACAAGTCTAACAGTTGTCAATGGTCCTGATGGAAATACATTCAGTGGACCTGATTGTGAGATTGCTTGGGATGCTCTTTCATTAGCCACAGATACAACCAGTCCAGCAATTTATGATGGGACTGCTCCAACACATTTTGCTGACTTTGATTCTACTCTTACAAAACTTAGAGATTATAGAGTTCAGGTTTATACAGTAGGAGATGTTCTATTACGAACTGAATATGTAATTGAACCTAATTTCAAATATTACTTCGCAATGAATCTCTTAGATAATGGGACGAGTCCATTGCGTAATTTTAAATTTAGTGTTGTTGCTAGGGATGTGTACGGTCAATTATCCAACTCTCCTACGGTATTAGTAGTTAATAATCCTGCGCCATCAATGGCAGGGACAACGCCTGATGTTACTGAAATATTCACAGGACTAAAAGTTGATTGGTCTTCAATTGTTCCTGCTGATAATGACCTTGCTAAATTCAGAGTTTATATTGATACAAGTAATCCACCTACAACTCTTATAGCTGAGGTGTCGAAAAATACAACATATTGGGTTGAACCTAACCTAGCTCCAAATACAACATATCGAGTTCAAATTGAACCTTTCGATGAATTTGGTGTAGGTACAAAGAGTGCTATTGCAAATGGTGTCCCAACTAAATTACCTCAAGATGATATTGAAGGGGAATTAGTTTCGAGATTAAATTTAACTGATTCATATGATTCAACAAATCTATCTTATCTATATGACAATACTACTGATTCAGGAGCATTGAATACTTATGATAATGGTAGTTGGATTTCATATGGTTTCCCAACAGATCAATTGCTTGATCGTATTTCTCTATGGAATAATCAATCTGCTAATTGTTACTTCTCAACATCATTAAATGGTACGGATTGGGATTTCTATAAAGCACAAGCTGATCATTCACTTACAACTGAAGGTCGTTTAATTACTGCTTCGAATGAGAGTGATGCACAAACAAACTATTGGGCAACTGAAGGTGGAGATGGTGATATAAATGTTGCTCTATTCCCTAATGGTTTGAATATGGCATATGCTCGTATTCATTTTGTAAACAATGGGAATGAAGTATATGAATTAAGATTCACAGATCAAGTTATTGCAGAATGGATTGTTGCTAGAGATTTATCAGCAATCTCTGCTGACCTTGGAGCAATTGCAGCAGGTACATTACAAAGTCAAAACCTTGATGCAACATCTGGGGTATATATTGATCTTAATGCTGAGGTAATTAAATTCGGTGGAATAACTGATCCTTCATTATCTTGGGATGGTACAAAAGTTGAATTGAATATTGGCGATGATGGTAAGATTAACATTGGTAGAGAAGGTGAAATAAATGTTGGTGTTGGTGGTAATTTAAATATTGGTGATGGTGGTTTAGTAACATTTGGCGATAACATTCAATTTGATACTTCTCCTGAGACTGGACAGAATTCAGCATCAATGATCATATCACAACCAACATCTCTTGATTCAACATCTGCTAGACTTATATTAGAAGGAGTTGATTATACCAGTATAAGTGAATCAGGCATCAATGCTGTATATTGGGATCCTATTGATGAAGAGCATGTCCCTTATAGATCATTGACGCATATGGAAACAGGTGTTGCTAATAATAATGAATTAACTTACATACCAGGAATTTATAAAACTGAACCTAAAGTAATTATATCCCCTGAGATAATGGAATCCTACGACAAGAGATTCCCATATCAAAGTCAAAAGGTTCGTTTTCAAGTTGTTGATATGCAAGAATATCAAACATATAGATGGAGATTCAGACCGAGAGCAACTCTTGAATTGGGTGAAGGTACATTTGGTACAGCTATTAGTAATGGTGTTACTTTTAATAGTTCGTCTTGTGGACCTTATTATTCTCAATCATTAGGTGCTTGTAAAGGAACTGAAGTTAAGAGTCCTGTTTTTACAGATTTACCACCATTAATTAGACAA